CAAATGTTGTGTTACCAAACTGAGGTAGATCAAATATGTCATTACTACTTTTGAGAGCCTCCTGTATTTTTTCATCAGTCATAAACTCTACACCGAACCTCTGACCTTCAACCTTTGCTTGCTCGTCTAGTTGCCTAAACGCAAACTGTGACATCTGATCCAAAGACCGGGAGAGAACAGTCATTGTTCTCTGAGCTTCTTGAAGCGAGGCACCTTCCGGGAGGTTCAGTTGGTTTAGCCCTTGGCCTACTGATTGATATGGTCGAAATGTTGGTGCCATTATATTTTTGCTGTATTCCCTGTTTGTGATAGGCCACCTCTACCGCTTGGATATATTTGGCTATATGCAAATGCTCCCTGAGATAGAGTAGAGAAAGCTCCAATCTGGCCTTGAAGTCGTGCTTGATCTCCGGCTAGTCTAAAGTCTTGCGCTCTCATTTGTGAGTTAGCTAAAGCCATTGAGGCATTGAATATAGTATCGCTTACATCTTCTGAGGCAGGGCGTGCAACACGAAAGACCCCTCTATCCAATACAGTGCCAGAACTCAGAGCTAACCCTTGCTTAGGTGAACCAGCTATAATTGATGCCAAACTAGCGTTGGTGCGTTTCAAAGCCTCTACACCTTTTTTTCTAGCATTAACCGCCTCTATACGGCCTCTAAGTTCTTCATTTCTTGCTCGGATCTCGTAAGCCTCTTTGGCTCTTTCTCCGGCTGTAAGTTGGGCCATTGCACTAAATGCGGTGGCTGCTATTGCTACTACTTCCATTTTTTATGCTCCTGTTGAAAGTTTGTACTCTATGGCTAATACGGTAGCGAATAGAGGTTTAGTCATTGTAAAAGTTATTTGCGCCTCGTCTGAATAACCGAGTAGGGGAGACATACGCTTTCTCCCGGTAAAGGTTGATATGGCGGTGTCTAGTGTATGCGGAAACTCTCGGAAAGGTAATTCGTTCCCATTGATCGCCAGGTTCTGTGTCCGGTCTAAAATAGGTGTTGCCTCTAGTATACGTTTCTTTCGACTGGTAACGACCCCACTAGACAGTCGTGGTTCGACCGGCATGGTCTTGACCTCAACATCATACTGCAATCCTACTTCTACATAGGTAGTGGGTACGGCATCTAGAGTAATCGCTCCGGAGGATACAGTTTTATCGGGCAGCACAAAATCATCACGAATAACATTGACGACTTTAGCCTCTAGGTGAGAGAGACTACCGGCTGTTGTATTGGTGGGTTTTGCTTGATCCGGTGCGGTTGCTCCTGAGAAATATTGTATGTTTGCATCAGTAGTGCGGTCATCATCAAAGACCTCTAGGTAGTATTTAGTCGATGAGTTTATGGTACGTCTTACAATGACATAGATATCCTCTATATCGACCGCTACATCCTCAAACAAACCATCGGTTATAAACTCAGACGGTGCAATCACATTCTGCGGTTTGAGAATAGAATAGACACACATAGATCCCCCGGTGCCATTGACTATCATTAGGAGATCCCCATCGTCTGTGGAGGTAGCGACCCGGAGAGCCATCTTTACAGGGTTCTTCAACAAATGGGAGGATAGAAGAGACACGTTGTCAGAATTGTAATTTAGATCAGTATCACTAAATATAAGCTCTCTGAGGGCTTTACCGGATTTTTGTATGTAAAGCGTTCCAGTTTCGGCTGACACAGGCCGTATGCCCTCTTTAGCTCCTCTCCGGGTAGCTGTCTTAATAACTATGTTGCTAGGTGTAATCGGATCAAGTGTGGATTGTGGTACAAAGAACTCAGCCGATGACGTAAAGATCTGTAAGTCACGACCGGATCGTATGGCATTGATTGCGTTTAGACTGTCACTTGATATGGTGACAAAGATAGCATCATCCGCTAAAGCCTCATCGGTTTTAAAGTTAAAGAACTCAGCGACCTTTGATCCAAATAATGTGTTGGGCATAGACTTTGAGCCACCAAAGAACAACCGCCCTTCGTGAAATGTACACGTTCTGGGATAGCCTTGTGATCCAGAGAAGACAGCCTCGTACCCAGTTTCCAGCTCCCATGACCCAGAGGCTATTGCGACCGATGCCTCAAAGAAGGGTATCTCGACTATGGTCTTTACTACGGTCGAACTCTCAAACTCTATGATCCTGGCACGGCCAAACCCATTGAGGACATTGATGTATTGATTGACGTTGCCGGAAGAGAAGACCCCGGAGGAGGCGGTAATCTTGACTGTACCATCCACGGCATCCGGTGTAATCGTAGCACTAGGGTTGGATGTTGCGATAGTAAACGCATGAAAAGGCGAGGTCAGAGAGATTGTGCTTTCTGTCCAGGTCTGGTTGTTGGCTCCGCGTACAATCTTTCTAGGGGCGAGATCTTCCTGCACCAATATCAATGTATCGGCTGATTGTGTGAAATATACTTTCGATAGATCAATATCGCCTAAGTTAATGGCAAGATAATCATTTCCGGTGCTATTGATATTCGTGATCTGCACAGTATTGGCAAAGACAAACATTCGTGTCTCAGAAGCTGATTGCTTTACAAAGACCAGCATAAAACTCTGATCGTTACTAAACTCAAAAGGTATAAGACGCATACCGTTCTGGGCTGTAAAAGAACCTCCGAGATGACTGGTAAGGTCTGCCATGAAGGCTAACCCCGGTCTACGCTCAAAGCCCCCTTGTGGTAATACTGTGACGTTCTTGGCTCTATCTAGAGCAGAAGGATATTGATTGAGGTCCACCCGGCCTTTGACAAGAGGATCAAGCTCCCCAACCGTGAAGTTTGACTGATAAACTGTAACCCGGCTCATCGGACATCCACTAGCACATAATCAGCAAGAACTTGCGAGGATTGACCGGACCCATCAATAACCGTGGCTTGCCGAAAATATCCCCCTCGTAAACTTTCAAGAGGCGTACCGAGAGCTACACCCTTCCAATAATCCGACTTGGTAGTCTGATCGGTGACCGGTTCGGCTAGGTGCCATGCCATTTGATAGATAAGTAATTGTACGAAATATGCCGGCATAGCTGGTTCATCAACATCTTTTTGATAGTCAATGAAGATACTCTGTTCCTGCGATAGTAGTTCTGCCCCCTGGATCTCATAGTCTGTGAGGTTAGGAGCATTGGTGTTGGCCGAGACAAAGACCTTTCGTGGTACTCCATTCACCATATCTGAGGGTAGGGCATACCCATATTGCCAGTAGGATAGGGGAGTAGAGGCCGATCTTGCCAACTGTGTTTTTGTGAGAGAAAAGCTCCAGGGATACATTCCTAGAGTTTGCGCTTTGACTTTGGGATAGATAACTCCGGCTACTGATGCTGGAGCCGTACCGTCAGAAAACGAGGATATACTCGTTGATCCGAGCAGTAATAGGGCTTGAGAACAAATAGAAACGTCTGTGTCTGTGCTTGCCATTCAAACCCCTTGTTGGTTTGGGAGGCAGTCGGAACCACCCCCCAAGAATATTAGTCACTGTCTGAAACAGCTCCGATTGTTGTTCCATCGGATACGTCTACAACACCACTGGCGTTGCTAACGACTATATGCATTGTGACTGTTCGTGTGCCACCGGTTGCACCATGTACGATGATCATGTCACCTACGTTGAGAATGTCGGATAGATCGTTGAAGTATCCAGACGCATCAACTGCGGTGTGAGCCTCGGTTGTGGTATAGACATACATTGCTGGAGTAACTCCGGCTCTGGCCTGTCCACCGATGGTATTAAAATCATTTCTAACAAATGCCATCTTAGCTCTCCCTACAAGTTACATCGCATATGCCGTCAACATCGACCGCTATCGCTCCTGCCGAATACATGGCAGTTACGAGAAACGATGTTCTTTCCGGTACATAATTGACTTCTGTTTTAGCTGGCATACCAACACCAAGACCAATGGCTGACTTGTGAAACGCTACACACGTTCTGTCACTTGATCCATCGATTGGAATACCGCCCTCATCTCTGTCTCCAAACATGATTATTGAAAATCCTCCGAAGGCCTGTACGTCACCGCGCCTCAGAGCATCTAGTTGTATGAAATCGCTAGAAACTGCTCTTTCATCACCAAGTAAGGATGCCATTGAATTAGCATGAACTAAGAGGTATCGGTCAGTTGCCGGTACGTTCTTAGCGTTGAGTTTCTTACCAGCCTCAATAATCTTTCCTACCGAAAGGTCTGAGGCGCTGGCACTGCCACTGGTGACAACCGTATTTGCGACCGTGGAGCCGGCTGATGCGTTAATGAGTGCATCGATAACCACTTGGTCTTCTCGTCTTGCTATGGCTTTTCCTAGCATTT